CGCATGTCGTAAGGCAATTAAGGATGCGCTTGATATCATCATGAACAAAGATGAGGCGACCCTTCAAGAATTTGTCGCATCTTTCCGTGAGCAATTCAACAAGCTTCCGTTTGAAGATGTTGCATTCCCTCGCGGCGTGCAGGGTCTGACAAAGTATTCGCGCGCAGAAAAGAGCATACCGATTCATGTGCGTGCGAGCCTTGCATATAATCGTCGCCTCAAGCAGCTTGGGCTTGATAAGACATATCAAACAATCAAAGACGGCGAGAAGGTTAAGTTTTGTTATCTTAAGATGCCAAACACGTTGGGTGAGAATGTTTTGGCTATCCCATCTATGCTACCGCCCGAGTTTGATGTGAGTCAATACATAGACTACAGAATGCAGTTTGACAAAGCATTCCTTGACCCGCTTCGTTCGATCCTAGACGTGATCGGTTGGCAGGATGAGGACCGACCAACCCTAGCTAGGTTTTTCACCTAATGTCATATCTAAATCACAACCTACCAACATTCACCTGCTACATGCGGAATGAATATCTGTATAATCATGAGAAGGGTCATGGTGAATTTACGCTATGCGATGTGCATAGCGTTGCAAGCATGGAGAAGCGCGTGCCTCTCTTTGAAGCCTTTCTAGATAATGGTGTCAACTGGACTCGTCGCCCGTTGATGGCCTTCTGCTGGAAGACAGACGCACCAGTTCCAAAGATTGAAGATTGCTATTACTGGAACTGCTTTAGCCCGTATATTGACGTTAATATTCGCACTCGTATGGCTGGCTTGCGCGCACAACTAATTCGTTGTGACGGTAGCCGTATTGGTGGTGAATATATGTTTACTATGGATTGGTCATGGGAGAACAAGGGTATTCTAGACACAAACTTTAGTGAAACGCCTGAACATAAGTGCGCGCATATGTTCAAGGTTGATGATGGTAATTTCTATGCATACCCCAACAATAGGATTATATGGCATGATGATGCGTGGATTGATGTACCACTTAGAAGTAACCCAGGGTATCAGATTGACATGACAGTATATTCCGTAGAAAATAAGCGTAATCAAATCACAGACAACAGCTATATGACAGAATTCAAATCAACCAAGACACAAGGAGATAATACATGAGTAAAGATTTCTTCCGCGATATGGTAAAGCAAATCGCAGATGTTGATACACACATTGCAGATGATGGTCTGCATTCGTCAGAATTTGCGGGCACGATGGACACGGGTTCATACCTGCTGAATGCTGCACTATCTGGTAGCATCTATGGTGGTGTACCTAACAACAAGATCACAGTATTTGCTGGCGAGAGCGCAACTGGTAAGACGTTCTTCGTTCTTGGTCTGGTGCAACAGTTTCTTAAGGACAACCCTGATGCTGGTGTCATCTACTATGATACCGAAGCAGCCGTGACAAAGGAGATGTTTGTCGCGCGCGATATTGACCCACGTCGCGTTGTCATTTCAGAGCAGGCCACTGTGCAGGGCTTTCGCACACATGCGATGCGTATTCTTGACAACTATCTGAAGGTGCCTGAGAAGGAGCGCCCGAAGATGCTCATGGTTCTTGACTCGCTTGGTCAGCTTTCGACTGAGAAAGAGATGGAAGATATCTCTGAGGGTAAGAACACCCGCGACATGACTCGGTCGCAACTTATTCGCGGCGCATTTCGTGCGCTGTCTCTTAAGCTGGCCCGGGCTAATGTGTCACTGCTGGTGACAAATCATATCTTCAATGTGATCGGCGCATATGTTCCCACAAAGGACATGGGTGGTGGCGAAGGTCTGAAGTATGCGGCCTCGCAAATTCTCTTCCTGTCGAAGAAGAAAGATCGTGACGGCACAGAAGTTGTGGGCAACATTATTCATTGTCGCCTGGCCAAGAGTCGCTTTACTAAAGAGAACAAGTCAATTGATGTGAGGCTTTCTTATGATGACGGCCTGAATAGATACTACGGACTTCTTGACTTGGCTGAGAAACATGGTATAATCAAGAAGGTATCAAATCGATTTGAAATGCCAGACGGCGGTAAGTGGTATGGTAAGCAGATCGAAGAAGACCCGGAGCGGTTCTTCACTAAGAGTTTGCTTGATGCGATTGATGCCGCAGCAGGTAAGGAATTTAAGTATGGTCAAGGTCAGATGACGGAGAATGAAGATGAAGAGGAAGATACCGAATCAGCCGTTGGCTGAGTATACTGTCATAGATGAGCCGTCGATGACGGACCATCTATGCTTCGGTATTACGAATGGTAAGTTTGCCGGTACCAATTTCTATTTTCAGACAGTCAAGGTAAATGATATGGATGATGGTGAGGGTAATGCAACCCTCTCCTTCACCTATAAGATTTTAACTTCTACCTGGGAACAGACACCGGACATGCTTAAGGACTTTGAGCATGTTCTAGCTTCTATTTTGTATCACGTAGTTCTAACAACCGCAGAGATGAATAATGCGAATCGAAACGACGGTGCTGAGGCATCTGGTTCATGATGAAGAATATGCGCGCAAGGTTTTGCCTTTCGTAAGTGAGAAGTATTTCAATGATGCAGCTGAAAAGCTGATCTACTCTAATATCTCTACCTTTGTTGAGAAGTATAATTCTCTACCGAGTCGTGAAGCCCTTGCCATCGAGATTGACAGCGTAAAGTCACTCGGTGACAAGGAGCATCAAGCAGTACTTGATGCCATTAATTCTTTGTCGCCACCTGAGCCTGTCGATAAGGAATGGCTTGTCGATGCGACTGAGAAGTTCTGCCAAGAGCGTGCTGTCTATAATGCCATCATGGACAGCATCACTATTCTTGATGGTAAGGACAAGGATCGAGGCAAGGGTTCGATCCCTCAAATTCTTACGGACGCGCTGGCCGTATCTTTCGATGCACATATCGGTCATGACTTTATTGATGACTACACAGATCGATATGACTTCTATCATCGCGTCGAAGAAAAGGTACCCTTCGACCTTGAGCTAATGAATAAGATCACTCGCGGTGGTCTATCTCGCAAGTCTCTGAATATTATTCTTGCCGGCACGGGTGTCGGTAAGTCACTTGCAATGTGTCACATGGCCGCGGCCAATCTAATGCTTGGTAAGAACGTATTGTATATCACAATGGAGATGGCCGAGGAGAAGATTGCTGAGCGAATCGACGCAAATCTTCTCAATGTACCAATTCCTGACCTGCAGGTTCTGCCGCGCGATCTTTATGAAAAGAAGATCGCAGGTATTCGATCAAAGACAACTGGTAAACTGATCATCAAAGAATACCCAACTGCATCAGCCCATGCAGGTCACTTCCGACACCTGCTTAATGAGCTTAATCTTAAGCGATCATTCGTACCTGACATTATTTACATCGATTATCTAAATATCTGCATGTCATCACGTATCAAGACAGGTTCGAATGTGAATAGCTATACCTACATCAAGTCTATAGCAGAAGAACTTCGAGGTCTGGCTGTAGAGCGAAATCTACCGATTGTGTCTGCGACACAGACGACACGAACCGGCTACTCCAGCTCCGATGTTGAACTGACAGATACCTCAGAATCATTTGGTCTGCCGGCAACAGCAGATTTCATGATCGCGCTAATTTCTACCGAGGAACTTCAAGACCTTAGTCAGTTTATGGTCAAGCAGCTTAAGAATCGATACAGCGACCCTGCGGCTAATCGTAGGTTCGTCATTGGTGTCGATAGAGAAAAAATGCGGCTCTATGATGTTGAGCAATCAGCCCAAGCAGACATCATGGAGGATCGTCCCGTCATGGATAAGACACAGTTTGGTCAACGCCGTGATGAGGAAGATAAGATGGGCTGGACGACCAAAAAGATGGGTCGAAAGGATTTCTCGGGTCTAAAGGTGTAACATGGGTAAGAGTCGTAAGAATGAACGTAGTGGTTATGATGATGACGATGATCATGGCTTTTATGAAAGTAGAGATTACAATCGTGATTGGCGAGACGAGCGCCGCGAGCGTCGAGCCAAGAAAGAAGCCATTGACGAGCCAGTTGAGCCTGAATGGTATTCACAGCCAAAGAAACGTTGGCATTGATATATACG